TGTTCCAGCTAAACCTGATGCAACTACTCCAAGAAGATTTGCTGCGCCGGGAGTTTTTGCCGAGCTAAATGGTGCAGACGAAACGGGATAGAAGGAGAACATTGCTGAACTCCTTCTTTAATTTATTAGCCGTAGATAATAAATCCCCATCCTAGATTAGCTAGGTACTTCAGCCCACATCAAGGAAACGTCAAACGTAGCAGCGGTAGTCGTTGCATACAAACCATATGCTAGGTAGTTACCGGGAGCAAGAATAATCAGTCCTTTCACGTCATCTACGAACAGACCAACAGTCTGGGTAGGTGTAGTGGTCGTTGTACCGATTGAAACAGAAGGGGCCACCAAAGTAGATGCAAGCGCACCCGTGTTAGCAACGTTAACCATACCGTATGAAACGGAACCTGTGTTCTGCTGTGAATACATCGAACGAGAAGCAGTCTGAGTTCCTGAAACCGCAGCAGTGGTTTGGTTAGCCATCCAGAAGTTAAAATCGTTAGAAGTTGCAGCAGTACCAGTGGTTTTAATGCCAACACGGGCTTGCAGAATAACGATATCAGTACCGGATGTTGCTGGGTTATAAATACCGATTGCTGGAGTACCAGCAGCACCACCAGTGAAACCAGTTAAGTTAACGTTAGTGGCAGACAAGGTAAACACTTTGTTTGCTTTTACTAATGAATAATACTGAGGGGCTAGTTCTGATACAAATGCCTCGCCGAAAGTACCACCGGGGTTATTGGGTGTACCTGCGGTTTGACGTGATGAAGGCAATGAGCCTACTTGATTCTGAATTAACATAATGACTCCTAGTTTGTCATGTTGTTGAGGGTTGAAGCAGGGTTGAGATAATCCGCTAACATATTATCAGGTTCGTCAGCGGAAGAACGGATACCTGCCATTAGTTGCTCTTCATATTTATAATGCGTTAGCACACGAAGAGTTCCTAATATCTGTGTCAATAATTCTTCTATTGATTGTTGTCCAACTTGAGTCGGTGCGCCGCGAACATACTGCATACCGACACCATCCGTCTTAACTGCACGAATAGCGCTTGTTTGATCTATACCAGATATTAATGTTGGATTAGGTGCAGTTCCACCTTGAGCATTAAATGCAGCATTTGCCGTACCGTTGGGGTTAATTGTTTGGTTGTATCCACCCAACTGAGCGCCTTGCGGAAGGTTTACAGAAAAGTAAGTTTGATATGAATTAAATGGTATTTGACGTAAATAAATTGCTAGATCAACAGTTGTTGTCGTAGTTGCCGTAAAACGTATATAACGTGCTGCAACAGGAATTGCATACATTGCTTGTGAAAACACAGCTTGTGTATAAGGAGAAGGAAACGATTGCTGGTTTCCTAATAACTGTACAGCAGATGCTGGAGTAAAGTTAACGTTATCGTTACTTTGATCTAAGAATACATATGATCCAAGAGTTTGCTGTTGAATTAATATAGTCTGATACCCAGTTGTATCTAAAATATATTGACCGCCATTAATCAATTCAATTTCAAGTGCAGCAGGCGCATCTGATGGAATTAATGCATTGCTTGCATCTGTCTTTAATGTTTGCTGATTAAGTGAGCGCGTGTTGATGGCAAGACCTGTACCATCAGTCATTACCTGCTCAAGTAGGTTTATCCCGGCAAAGTCTCCCGCAGGATCGCCAGAAACAAACACGCTAATAGGTGCATCATTGGTTTGAGCATTAGCCAATACTGGATCAGCAACAGGTAACTGTGTTCCGTTAGTTGGTCCAATAGGTTGTGTTGTCCCGTTATTGTTAAACCCAATAACGTCACTAAAAGATGGAGCTGCTAAACCATTACCGCCCTGCGTAGCTGTAGGTACTGTACCGAGAAAAGACATTAGGTCACCTCAATAGAAGATATGGTTACATCCACTGCCGGAGAGGAAGTAACCTGTACCTGATAATTGTATGGTACTACAATTCTTGCAGCGTTTAAAATATCAAGCGAGTTACCAGATGGTATCTGTACATTCTTAATAATGTTAGTAGTTACTGTTGCGCCATTATTAATAAGCGTAACTGTAGCAGTCGCAGATACTGTATTTGTATTAGCAAGCAAACAACCAACCATCGTTGCTTGAACAGTTGAAGATGTTACTGGCTGATAGCAGGTGGTTGCCGTTGTTACGTTTGCTTTTTGAGCGGAGATATAATTGATTGGCATGTTATGAACTCATCGATGTTGCTAGTGCTATGTTATTAACACCGACTCTAGTATTAGTCGGACCAAATGGAATTAGGCAGTTATTCGCATTATCAATAATTGTTGTACTCATTGCTGCGTATGTGATGTACACGTACATCCCAACTGTTTTAGTTATAGATGCGCCGCCATTAGATGAAGCCATAACTCTAATTGTTGTAATGGTCCCAGATGGAATAAAGTAAGCGCCCACACCTGTTTCCCAGTTTGTTCCATCAGTGACAGTATAATATAACTGGTAACTTGGATTTATGTTAAGGGTTGAGTATGTAAAAACAACAATACCTTGAGCACCCGTTCCAGACAATGGAGCGTTATTTGTAGAATTATCAATATTTGGCGCTCCACCACCACCATACAAGCCACCGGCCCCTCCTTGCTGCGATCCAAAAGCTAAATACTCAGAGGAATTAAATCCGCCGCCGCCGCCGCCTGATCCAGCAGTTGCAGAATTAGATGTTTGTATCCAAAATGTTCCTGCTCCGCCATTTCCGCCTTGTTGAGATGTATTGGTAGGAGCAGCAGCTAGGAAACCTCCACCGCCGCCTCCGCCATTTACTCCAGCTCCAGCATTTACACCGGTTCTTGCTCCAGCTCCGCCTGTTTGACCAGTTGAAGCACCGCCTGCCCCTCCTGAAGTACCGACCGCGCTTATGTTTGTTCCCGCTGTACCCGGTGCAATTAATGTTGCTCCAGATCCACCACCGCCTCCACCCATTCCGTAGGATGATCCTGAGACAGTAGAATAACCTCCATTCCCTCCAGCACCGCCGGGTCCGGCTGCTCCACCGCCACCTCCTTGTGAATAGGCTGGATTACCTGATACTTGAGATGGACCGTTTCCTCCAGAATATTTTATATCTCCAACGCTTGCAGATGCTTGCCCACCTTGAGCAACAGATGCGGAATTTAATCCGGCTCCACCACCTTTAGCTAAAACGCCCGTTGAACTTGAACTTGGAGCAGCGTTAGAAGTATTAAACCAAGTATCTCCGCCGGGATTTCCATCTCCCTGTCCAGAGGGTTTACCACCTCCAGCACCTATATTTACATAAACAGTTTGGTTTACAAGCAAACCGGTTATTGAGGTTGATTTTGCATATGCTCCACCACCAGCTCCACCGGTAACCGTATTAAATCCAACCTGCCCACCACTTCCTCCACCTCCAATTGCCTCTACAGAAATTAATGCCCTAAAATCAGAAGGAATTGTAAAAGTTGAACCAGAAGTAATAAATACAGCTTTAGTTTGATATTGTGGAACATAAAACCCAGAAAACCCAGATACAGTTGTTCCACTAACGGTTAATGTATCTGTTCCATTTGTTGCTGTTACAATCTCTTGAATTCTGTCATATGTATTAAATGCATATGGAACTTGTGAAGTTACGATTGTTCCTGTAATACCTTGTCCAGTAATGCTTGACTCAGGAACAATATAAAACTGTCCAAGGTTTGCGGATGCTGATACCCCGGATAAGTAAACCACTAGACCGATGTAACTATTTATCGCACCTGCCTGCCCAGATGAAACAACGCCAGAAATTTGTAGCGTTATGTTTGATCCAACAAATCCAGTTACAGAATCAGAAGATACGGAATATATATAAGGACTATCACCACCAAACTGCTTTACCACACCAGCTAATCCAGATGCAGATACAGACGTCACCTCATCCTTAGCAGCATACGTAAATACAACTATTCCTTGTGCGCCAGCTCCAGACACAAGTGTTGAGAAACCGTTAGCGGCAGCACCGCCTGCGCCATATAAACCACCATTTCCAGCAATAGTTGCACTAGATACGTTTTGACATGGGCCACCACCTCCGCCTCCCGAACCAGCGGTTGCAGAGTTAGATGTTTGTATCCAATACGTTCCAGCTCCGCCATCTTGTCCTTTGTCTCTTGACGGTGTTGCATCAGCAATACCGCCACCGCCACCGCCACCATTTACTCCAACAGTGGCATCTGAAGAACTTGTTGCTCCGGCTCCACCAGTTTGACCTGTTGAAGCACCGCCTGCTCCCCCAGCGCCTGTTCCACCATTTGCTCCGGCAGTTCCGGGCAATGTTAATGTCGCGCCTGAACCGCCTCCACCAGCACCTTGCCCATTAAATCCACCTACAGTAGCATATCCTCCTGCACCACCTGCACCACCCGGTCCAGCAGCACCACCTCCAGCTCCACAAAGGTTTGGCGGTGAACCAGTAGATGGCCCATTGCCCCCAGAATATTTTACATCTCCAACGCTGGCAGAGGCTTGACCGCCTTGTGCAGCAGATAAAGAGTTTAATCCGGCTCCACCACCTTTAGCCAAAACGCCCGTTGAACTTGAACTTGGAGCAGAATTGGAAGTATTAAACCAAGTGTCTCCACCGGGATTTCCGGGGTTATCAGTACCTACAAACCCACGAGTAGCAGCAGCGCCGCCACTACCGATGTTTACATAAACAGTTTGATTGGCAGATAAACCAGATACTGAAGTTGATTTTGCATATGCTCCACCAGCTCCGCCTCCAGTAAATGTATCAGTACTACCAACGCCTGCTCCACTACCCCCGCCTCCAATGGCTTCGACAGAAATGAGGGTATTAAAATCGGAAGGAACCGTGAAGGTTGTTCCAGACGTAATAAATATGACTTTAGTTGCCATATTTATCTACCTATCATGGAGAGAGCTAAAGCTATATTCCCGATGTTTGCATTCGTGTTTGTAGGACCAAACGGAATGTTGGTGTTATAACTTGGATCAGTTACAACTGATTTAGATGCTGGATAGTCACACCATACAAAACTACCAGCCGTTACAGAGATTAATGCACCTGAATTAGAAGATGCAAAGATTGTATCTCTGGATAGAGTATTGCTACCTGAAGTATATGTCCCCTGCCCAACTTCCCAGTTCACATTATCAGTGATGGTGTAATACGTAACATTACCATTGCCTATAGCAGCAGAAAACGTCTGAAATCCGGTTTGCGCTCCACCGAGCGTAATTGTCCCAGTCCCAGTAGTTTGGGTTGTTTCCTGTACTCTATCGGCAACTACAAATGCCATATATTACCTATTAGGTTGTCTGTAGACGTACTAATGCGGTTGTAGATGCATTTGATGGCATTGTTAGCGTAAATGTACCAGCAGTTACTGTTTGCGCACCAAAGGTAAATACAGCAACAGCAGCATTAGACTGAGATGAGTTATACATCAGCATCGTATCAAACGATGTTGACAATGTAACGTTTGTGTATACGATACTTGCCGAAGGAGTCCAATATCCCACTCCTGCGGTAAGAGATGTATTTACGGAGGTTGGGTTGGTTGCGTTTGTCACTACTACGCCACCTGCATTATAGTTGGTTCCAGATACTTCGTTTACACCATTTACCGTTGTCGCATATGCTGTAACAGATGCGCACATACATGTAGTGGTGGTAGTTCCAGAAGTGGTTACATAAAGTGCTGCCTTGAATGTATCTGCGGTGGTTGCAGATCGTGCAACGTTAGCGCTTGAAAAGTTATGCGTTGCAGACATCAATTGACTAAGAAACGATGAACACATCGATTGTGTATTTGCCATGATTTTATCCCATTAAAGCAGTTGTAAAGTCCGTAAACGGAGTCTTCTTCAGGGTGACATGTACGGAACGATGTACAAGCTCTCCGTCTAAATAATACTCATCCCACGTAGTATGCTCATCTTCATTATCAATGTTTCCTGTTTTATATTCTAACAGTGAATCATCCATATCGCCTTTCGTTGTGGTAATTATAGCCATATATGTCCTCTTTTATAGCCTGATTAATGCGCTTGTTGGAGTATTTACTGGTAACTGTACAACAAAGTTTGGTCCTGCATTTTTGTCAGAACCCCAGTTTAGCACTGCTATTGAGTTATTGGTTTTACTTGAATTGTAGAGCAAAGCGCCCCTACAAACAAACGATACATTAGTCCAAGTTACGTTATTAAAGCTTACATAAACAATGTTGTTTTGTGTATCTGTATTGATCGTAACGCCTGTGACAATATTTCCACCTGCGGAGTAGTTTGTACTACTTACTTCGTTGGCTGATGTATATGTTGTTGTGTTTGCATTAAGCGTTGCGCTTCCGGTGTATAACGCCAAATACAAAGAATCCGTTAAAAGGTTTTGAACCCCTTGAAGAATGTCCGATTTAAACTGGTTTGTGATCGTTTGCGTAATCATATAACTTTATATTTTGGCAATCCATTACGATAAGCATCGCCCTGTTCTTTCGCATCACCTAACTGTTTGAGCAATGCCATAGCATCGTCTGCTCGTTTTTGATATTCCAATACAGTGTCTTGCTCACCTTTGATATATGTAACCGCTTCCATCAAAGAGTAATTTAGCAATGCAGTATCAAAATAATTTCCTAACCACGTCTCACCAGTTTGATTAAGGACAGATTGTACTTTTGCCAAAATAATACTTTGCTGAATTGTTGGGCTACCGTTTGTATATACAGAACCGTACAAGTAATCACCAACAACAAACCCTGTGCCAGCATTAAGCAATTGAAGTGTTACGACTCCGCTGTTATCTACAATCACATTTGCTAGTGCATTACTACCGCCTCTAGCTGGAACGTTTTGTGCATTAGCTGAAGTAGTCAATGTAACGTTATAGTAAGTTTCTCCGGGCAACGGATTATCAGCAAATGCAGTTGGGTAAACAACAATATATGAACCAATTCTTGCTTGAATAATTGAATCTGGATAAGAATTGTAATGCAATTCCATTGTATAAACTTGATCTGGCGTTGGACCAAGTATGTATGTCATAGCATTAGGGTTAGATGTTTGCGGACCAAAGACCGCATAGTATTGAGGCAATCCTGTTGTAACAGGATAATTAAATGCCTCTCGAATAAAGTTTA